TATAAGTAAATCCACTTAATTGCATTACTTTGCTTAATGCATTTTCGAGAGGTTGAATATTTTCTTTGAGTCTTTCATCAGATGCAAAGGCAATAATATCTCCAGTAGCAGAGATTTCTCCAGTAATAGAAATACCAGTATTTGTAGTAGAAAGTTTCGCAGAATTATTAAAATAGAGACTAACTGCACCATCTGCGTTAGCATCAATCATACTTTCGCCGGTATATTTTTGAATATAAACTCCAGCATTACCACGAACATATAAGGATCCAGTTCCCTTATCATCAATATAACTATTTGAACCATCGTGATACAGATCTAAATCATCACTAGTTCCAAGATACAGATGATCATTATCACGGAATCTTAAATTACCATTAAGTGAAATACTATTATTGAATGTGGCCGCGCCAGTTACAGTTAAACTACCTGAAATTCCAGCATTTCCACCAACATTCAGGTTCTTTTCAATACCCACACCACCTTCAACTATAAAAGAACCCGTGTCCTTTGTAGTTGATTCTGTGGTATCTAATATTCTAGAAGCACCGGTTACATTTAATGTTCCACCAACATTTAAATTACTACCAATACCAACACCACCATCAACAACTAATGCTCCTGTATTGGTACTAGTTGATTGAGTTGTATCCGTAACATCTACAAGATTATTAACCTTTAAGATTCCATTTACAGTAACATTATCATTCAGTTTAAGTTCCTTATTGAAGGTGACAGGACCATCAAATTGTGAAAGAACAGTTCCAGAATTTCCTCCTTCTACAAGAAGTCTTTCTTTAACAATAACTTCATCAAATACAACACTCAATCTCGAAGGATCTTCTCCGGTTACTGTAGGTACTGGAATATCAAATGTAGTTTGTTCTCCACTTGATGCAGAATACTTTGTATTTCCGATGAAGAAATCTCCATCGTTATTCATACCAGTATATACAACACTACCACAAGAACTTTCTTGTGATTGAACAAGAAAATCTTCTCTTTCGGTGAGAGTTCTTACTTGAACTTGAGGTAATCCTGTGGAATAGTTACCAGGTCCATAACCAAGATATTCGAAAGTATGTCCAGAAGCACGAACAATTGATGGTCTGCGGAATTCAATTGAAAGTGGTTTAATCTTTCGAATGAGAGATCCTGTTGCGTGATTTTCTTTAAGTGTTCCAAAAGCACCACGAATAACAGAGATTTCATTATTACCAGAACCAGACAGAGTACTGCTGGTAATTCTCATAATCTCATTATCAATTTGAATATAAGAACCTAGAGGGAATCTCTTTGTAATCGCAGCGGCAGAGTTAATTGATTGAACAGGAATACTTACTTCGTTGGTAATTCCAGAAACTAATGTAAGAACTTCATTATCATAAAGTGATATACTACGAGATCCTAGATTTTCTCCTGATTTATCTGCTGTTGCATCATTAGAAGATAATGAATGCTTAAGAATATACCCATTCGTTACTGAAAGTGATTTTCCTGTAATTGCGGTAAATTGAGTAACCGAAATTCTTTCATCAACAATAAAATCACCAACATTATTATTTGAAGAATCGAGAACTCTAAATTTATTACCCGATAATATTCCGTGAGCACTTGCACAAGTAAAGGTACTTATTCCTGAACTTGTATCATATACTGTGGAAGAAATAAGTGCAGAAGGTCCAACATTTACAATATACTGCCCAACTGCTGGAAGTGGATCTTTTCCAGTATAGGCAACAGAAACTTGATTTTTTGCTGGAATTGAATTGATTCTAAAGTATCCATCAGCAGTTGTTCCAATACCAGTTGCCTGAATTGCATTTCCGATTGCTGTGGAAATACCAGTTGTTGAGATTGTGATCGAAGAACTTGGCGTACCACCAATATAAGTGCTATCGAAGTAAAGAGTTTCTCCAGTATTGTATCCAGATCCACCAGCGATAATATCCGCAGATGTTACTGAACCACCAGCAGAAACGATTACTTTTGCAGTCGCACCATCCCAAGTGGTAAGTGTATTTTCATTATAAAGTTTAACATTATAATAAGTACCATTTAGGTGACCACTTCCACCATTCAGAGAACTATAAGTTACAATACCAGCAAGACCGTGCTCTTGACCAAAGGTCATAGTGATGAGACTACTTGTGGTAGAAACACCGGAAATTTCTGGAGTTAGATTTACATAATTGAAAAGTTTATCAACTGTTTCGCGAGTAATGCTCTTCTTCAGATCATTAGTTACAACATCTCCAATTGGATTTCTCTTTGCAAATGTTATTGATGATGAAGGATTATCATTTATATTATCCTTATCCAATTGAGGATAAAGATTAACTACATTTTGGTTAAAGTTAAGATCAGTAAATTCATTAACAATAGAATTCGATGCGTTTAGTACATATGCATAATAAACACCATCCTGAATATTTTCAATATATGGAGTAATAACTTCGGAACGATAGATGAAGAAATTACCCTTCAGATCATTTCTCTCGAATCTAGGAAGAGAGACTGTTCTTAAGTTTGTATTGTTAGTAAAAGTTCCTGGTATATGAAGAATATCTTTTGTATCCGTAGCAGAATATGTAAAGATTTTATCATTTACAACGGAATCAACTTCAAATGTACCATTATATCCTTTATCAATTGCACCAGAAGTATTGCTTGTGCTGGTAACATTTTTGATGATAATTTGATCACCAACTTTTAGATTGTGTGGTAGATCTGCAGTAACTGTAATAATACTTGAAACACCATTAAATGAGCAGGTGCTGATAAATCTAGGATTACGATTATAAAGATAATCATTCGCAGTAATACTTCCTAAATTAAAATCAGCATTACTTCTTGCTCCAGTTGTGCTTGACTCCTGAATAATGAAACCTTCGGCAGGATCTCTCGCATTAATTATTTCTTTAGGAATAACAATACGAACCTTATAGAGTTTCTCATCTAAACTTCGAGAATCATCAAATCTTTTTACGAAAGCAACATTTGTTCTTTCAGTTAATCCGGCAACACCCAGAGAAACAATTGTAGTGTAAATTTGACTTGTTGCATTCGTGTGAATATACCATCCAGAATTAGTATAGTCCCACTGAATAGGAGATCCAATTTCTCCTGCTGCCTTATCAGATACTCTACTTTCAACTTTTAATTTTGTTCCGCCATAAATTGTAATCGGAATTGGAGTTGCTGCCTGAGCATTTGTGAGTGAAGAAGCAACTTTAATTTCAGTGCTTGAATGACGAATTGTATAATAAACAGTATTTTCTACAATATTTTCAGGAACATCACCATCTTCACTAATAATACGAATCTTTTCTCCAGTTCGAAGATTGTGTGATCCGAGCAATAGAATATTATTTACTTGAGTTGTTGCATTATAGATTTTTTCAGAACTTTCATTTCCCAAAGCAATAATATTTCCAGATCCTGAAGAAACATCATTATCAAGCATTAAAACACTTGCTTCTTTTGTTCCTACAGAAGTTTCTACAAAGAGAGTTTCTCCTCTTCTTGCACCTATACGATAACCTTGAGTGATAATTGGTGGGGAAACATCAGCATTATTAAATCCAAATAAGTAAAGATGACTTGAAACACCAACATTAATAGTTTTAGAGACATCCAGTGCCGTCCAATCAACATTATCTTCAGTAGTAACAATTGCTCTTGGAGTTACAATTGAAGTAATGAACGCTTTATTATCCTTATCAAATGCTTCCTTCTTAAATCCATCAGCAGACAGTGAGAATTGTCCAAAGTTAGAGTTAGAGTTTGTAATAGATCCATCACCACCAGATCTTACATCAAAGTGCTTATTGAAACCAATTGCAAAAACTGAAACGATTTGAATAAATGAATCGTTTGTTACTTTAATATGACTCGACTGCCATCCAGTGCGATAGATTGCATTTGAATCTAGGTGATAAACTGTCGCAGCATTTGTGGATGATGATCCTGAAGTTAAAGATGCTCCAGTTTGAGTTGTAATATTAATTCCTTCATAAACTCTGTTTGTAGGATTATATTTTACAAACGCTCTATCGTCTTTTTGTAGAGAAACTGCGGTGAATTGTGCAACAACCATCGAACGGAAACCTGCTGCCTTTGCCCCGTCAGCAAGCATTCCATTCATACCCCACACAGAACGCAGAGATATGTTAAAGATGTATGGAGAGGCACCAGAGACCGTATCAGTCTCAATTGTGACTGTAGCAGAAGATCCACTCAATCCTGCGGCAGATCCTGCAGGCAGATTTGATCTTACAAAAGGTAAAAGGTATGTAAATGTGGTCTCGCTAGGAACATTCTGAACTTTTGTTGAGACATTATAATCATCAACATTTACTCCACGAATCTTAATTGGAGTGTTTGAAGTTAAATTATGAGCAATAGCAGTAGTGACTGTTACTACTGCTCCTGGAGTTGAACCATCTCCAGAAATAATTGAAGTAATATTAACTGGATCCGAAGCAAATGCACCAACAATTTCCCACTCTGGACGTTGCTTTGCAAATCCACCTGCTTCTAATGGATATTTTTGATCAATATTTCTACCAGTTGCTTCATTAAAAGCATTTGATAGTTTGCTATAATACATATCAAGGTCAGTGATGTCATATCCTTCAGGAATTGTGACGCCATCTGCATACTCAAAACAAGTTAGTTTGTGATGAGAAAATGTTGGAGTTGATTGGTTATTCGCAGAAAAATCACTAGGATCAGTATAAACCAATCCACTTTCATTCGCATCAAAAATAGAGAACTGCCAAAAGTAACAGGCACCAGTAATTCTAAAAATCGCTGATGAATTTACATTTGGATCAGTAGGATTAGGAACATATTTTGCACGGATCTTTGTTTTTCTTAAGTCTAAACCAACAATTGAAGTACCACGAGGAACTACAACACCACCATAGATACTGTTAAACTTATAAAGAATATTGTTATTCTGAATAAGATCAAAATTTGTTGTAAGAGAAAGACTTAATGTGTCTTGAGCAGCAGTTTCTGTTCCTGCTGGTGAAACTGTTCTTGCAATTCCAGCAACTTCTTTAATTGCAAATCCTGGACGGTTATCAACTACGTGTTCTCCTGGAAAGAGTAGAATTGTAGTTTTTTCTGTAATATCGTTATTACTTCCACGCAAATAGGAGAATCTTGCAGACTCTATTAATGCTCTCTGTATAGTCTTGAAAGGTTTTGTAAGACTATTTCCTTGATTATCGATACTATCCGTAGCATCAAGATCATTAGGATTTACATAAAGTATACGACCTTCAGTATTCTTAATGAAATTTTCCAGTTTATTGAGTGGCAATTTTCTACACCTTTACTCTCTTCTATGGTTTATTTATTAACTCAAATCTTCTTCTCGAAACTCATAATAATCATCTTGAGGCATATCTTCTGGGTTTTCTATATCCATTTCGAATAAACAGGGGTGTGCTTCTTCTTCTATAAGATAAAAAGAGTTTTTGAATAAATCTTCTGGTTCGTATGTTTGATATTTATCTGCAGTTCTGCAAAGATCCTGATCGTATAAATGCCCTTCTGGTAATTCGTCGAAAGTAAAAGCGATTTGATTAATAAAATACATCTTCACAATCATACTACCGTCATTATACCAGCAATATGCCTGTGTAATCTTATAAGACATTTGAATATTGTCGATATATTATATTTATTTTTTGTTTTTACCCCTATAAGTATCAGTCTGTGCATGACAGTTCGGGCACAGGATACGAAGGTTTTCTAAACGATTGTCGTGGTGATTGCCGTTTATGTGGTCAAGTTCAATCGGTGCTGGTTGTCCATTCCATTCGGTTATACCACAACATTCACACTTATGTTGTTTGAGACCTTCTGCGATTAATCTTTTTTTCAATCCGTGTGATGAATATGATATTTTTCTTTCATTTGTTAAAAGTTCTTCAATTGGTGTAGGATTATATCCGGAAATTTTAAAATGATTAAAATCCAAATTTAACTCTATTGCTCTTTTTTTAAGTAAGGAATTTGTAGATTTGGACTTATTTAAGTAAGAAGCAACCTCTGTAAAACTTTTGCATTTTGGTATAGCATCAATTAATTGTTCGTCTTTCCAAGTGGGTTTTTGTCCCATATTTACCGTATAATAGTTATTATTATTTATATAATAACTGGTTAGAAATAATAAAATATTTGTTTTCTACCATTTTATAGGCGTGGTCGGATTTGAACCGACCCTGTAGGCGTTTTAAGCGCCCTGTCTCTGCCGCTGGACTACACGCCCGTGTATGGGACCATTATAACTCAAAGAGTCTTAATAGTCAATAGGCGGACCGGGAATTGAACCCAGATTGAGCCCTTATAAGGAGCCTCTTTTACCATTAAAGTACCCGCCCATAAAAGTTGCCTCGAATCAACAACCTTCTTCGTGATCTGTATGTATTCGGATCATCTCATCAACTTCTGTATAATCACCATAAGGAACTAACATAATATTACCTTTGTTGCTCTTGACGAGAAAGGACTCTCCATTCTCAACACGATTCATTATAGCATCAAAGTTTTTCTGTAGTTCTTCAAGTGTAATACTAGTCATAATTCTCAAAAAGGATTGGAATAGGCAAGGCAATCTTCACTCACAACCGCACGAACTACTTCAAGAACATTCATAAACTGTTCTACGGTTTCACAATCAACAATACGCTCGTCACCTTCACTAGAATAGATATAAAACTTACGAGCAAGAGTATCGACAACACAACGAGTCAGGAACTCTTCGGTTTCGGTAGGCATTGGGTTTCTTTTGATTACCCTCTTATTATAGGGGATCTGGGCACCGTTGTCAAGTGTGCCGGTTTTTTAACTGTCACCACTTACTTACTGGACATTTTTGACCAGGTATTCTCACTTTAAGAGGCATAAAACATCCACATTTTTTACACTGGCGAGTTGGTTTAAAAAAATGCTCACACTGTAGGCAAAGTTTCATACGATCAATTGCCTGACGATTTTCATTACTGTCCTGCATTTAATTCTGCCTCTGCTTGTGCAAATATTTCATCTGGATTATAAGATAACTCAGAAATTAATTCATCTAAAGAAAAAGTAGATTGAGATACATAATCTTCTACTTTACTTGTAAGAATATCTGCGAGTCTAGTATCTCCTCTTGAAGCATAATACTCTGCAATTGATTTAACATCTACTGGATTTGAAGGTGCAGGGGTAGGTTCGAAATTAATATTTTCCACAACTTCTTTTTTTGTAGAAGTTCTTTCATCACCAACAGAAATATTTGTATTAATTAAAGTTTCTGGTTTTGGAAGAAAATCCTTATCATAATTTGCTGCGGCATTATCAATATCTTCTACAGTATCATTTGGTCGAATTGGAACAATTGCCCAAGAATTATCTTCATACTCAACTCTTATTTGAGCAGGCATAATTTCGAGAATAGTATATTTCATTAAGAATCAAATTAACTGCAAAATATTTATCCTACTCTACCAGCACGAGTTCCTGTGGTAATCCAGGTAACATTACCATTATTGACGACATAAAATCCAGAAAGTCCTCCACCAGTACCACCAGCACCAGCAGAACCTGCTGTATAGTTTCCACTTGCACCAGTTCCTCCAGTATTTCCAGTTCCTCCAGATGTTCCATATGCACCACCAGTTCCTCCAGTTCCTCCAGTACCACCTACACCAGCATTTGTTCCACCAGCTGCACCACCAGCACCACCAAGACCAGATGCTGCAGCACCATCATAACCTTGCCCTCTTCCACCATTACCCCCAGCACCACCAGCACCACCAGAACTATATCCAGTACCGGACTGTACGCACATACCACAGGAAACAAGCAGGCATCCAGGTAAAAAACTAGTTCCGCAAAATCCTGGTTTGCAAGTTATATTCACGTTGAAACCGAAGCGATTGTAACAAGGTTGATTACAATTAGCTGGATTAACACATCCAGTATATCCCTCACCTATATCAGTAACAGTAGTAAAAGATCCTTGCCCACCAGTACCACCAACACCACCAATACCACCACCTCCTCCTCCAGAATAAATGGTTCCTTGATTATCAATAGAAATTGCTGCTCCAGCAAAAATTGCATTACCTCCAGTTCCACTATTAGCAGCACCACCAGCACCCAAAATAGTTCCATTATTCACTAATCTAAATGTTCCACTAAATCCAGAAGGAATATTTAAAGCATAATTTGATGTATTTGTTGCACCAACAGTAACTCCAGAATTAATTATTAATCGTTTTGGTGCTGACGATGCCCATTCTCCAGCAGTAAAATAACTTGATGCATTTACATTTGTAGATGTTGTGGTAATATACTTTATAATTTCGTTGATCGCACCATAAAAATCAGCAAGACTTATAGTTCCACTTGTGGGAACATTAGTATTATTTGAAGGAACCAATCCACCATTTCTATAATATTCATTAATTCCAATTGGATTTACACCACCAAATTCAGTTTGAATACTTCCCAAATCAATAGGTCCAGAAGATGGTAACGCCATTACTTACTTTCCAAATATCCTATTCTTTTTTCTAATTTTTCTATAGTTTTTTGTTGTTCTTTAATTCCTTCAATCAAAAGTGGAATTAATTTTTCATATTGAACTGTTTTATAATTTTCTCCACTAATTGAATATTCACTTCCATTTTCATCTTGCCCAATATCAAAAGGAGCAGGAACAACAATTTGAGGAAGAACTGCCTCTACTTCTTGTGCAATAACTCCAACTTGTTCTTTTTTATCGTAATAACCATATCCTTCAGCAAGTTTATTACTATTAAATGTAACTCCATTTAATTTTAAAATTTTAGAAAGAGCACTTGAAATAACTTTAATATTTTCTTTAAGTCTTCTATCCGAATAATATGCAGTAATATTATTTGTTGCACGAATTTCTCCAGCGGTTCCTGATGGTGCCGTACCTACACCAAAAGAACTTACTTGAATATTAGTCGCAGTTAAAGTATTCGTGCTTGGATTATAAGTTAAATCAGAATCAACTTTAACAAGATTATTACCAGAAGTAGATTCAACAAATGTTACATATCTTGAAGCATTTGTAGAATCTAAATTTATCCCAATAGAAGTTGCTGATCCAACATTTGCAGAACTAGCATTAATCCATAATGTTGAAGATCCATTTGAAGACAGAATTTGACCAGAGGATCCAAGTGAATTTGACCCATCATACAAACCATTAGTAATCTTTAGTGATGAAGCAGTTAAAATTCCAGTTTGAATATTTCCAAATGTATTTGTATTTGGATTATAAGTTAAATCAGAATCAACACGAATAATATTGTTTCCCGATGTGGTTTCAACAAAAGTCAAATATCTAGATACATTTGTAGAATCTAAATTAGTTCCTACAGAAGTAGCGGATCCTACAGATGCAGAACTAGCATTAATCCATAATGTTGCAGATCCATTTGAAGACAGAATTTGACCAGAAGCACCTAGAGAAGAAGAGGAATCATATAGTGGTCCAGATATTTTTAAATTTGAGAAAGTGGAAATTCCTGTTGAGTAAGCATTTCCGTTTATATTTCCAGTTATATTACCATTTACATCACCATTAAGATTACCAGTTACATTACCACTTACATTACCTACTATATTTCCGGTTAAATTACCTATTATACTTCCATTAATTGTAATATCTCTATTAAATGTTGAACTTTCATTAAATATTACTGATTGTCCAAATATGTTGGGGTTCGTCATTTTAGAAAAGTCCTATAACTCCACCAGAAAATTTACTTAATATATCAGCACCAACATAAGTTCCTTCAAATACTTGTTCTATAAATGAAGACCCACTTGGAGTAAGATTTCCCGTTAAGGAATCACAATCTGCCTGATTTGCTTGCACTACAAATCTAGATGATTTTATTGTTACTGTCTTACCTGCTGTAATATCTAAATTTTCGTCAGCATCAATGGTAATATTTGCACCACGAATGCGAACCTTACCATTCTTTTCTGCCTGAATCCAAATATCACCACTTTTACCAGCAATAAGAATATCAACTCCATTTGCTGATGCTGTTTGACCACCAACAATTTCGATTGATTGGTCATTATAGATCTTATAAAGACCTCCTTCAGTTAATCCTGTTACTGAAACATCACCGTTGTTTGTTACACCATAAAAACTATAGACATCAGTTCCATTTAACCCCATTTGAGGGTTATTCATATCCAATCTAAACTTTGGTCCAAAACATACGAAACTTCTTCCTTGCCAGTTCTGAACTTCTAGAGGTCTTTCCGCCATTTTATGTAATACAATCGATAACTTGTTTGACTTCTCCTTGAAATTCTGGTCTTACAGCAAGAAGTGGTTTGAGAATAGCACCAGAACCAGTATTAGAAATTGCAGTAAGAACTGGAAGATCTTTGATACTTGTAGTATTTATCGGTTCAACTTTAATGATACTACCGTCAAAAACTTGAATATTATAAGTATTTCCCAGATTATCAACTACTTTATCATTTGGTGAATAGTTTTGACCAGGACTTAAAATTTCAATATTTGATACAACATAATCTTCAATTTCTCCTACAGGATAATTTTCTCCTTCAGAGACAATATAAATTGCAGTAACTACGCCATCTTGAATAACCGATCTTGCAATTGCACCATATCCCTTATTACAATTATCAGTAATTTCAATAAATGGAGGAAAATTGTATCCAGATCCACCACTTGTAATAATTGCTCCAATAATACTTGCCGTTCTATTCACACCTTCTCCAACAACTGATCCAAGAATTGGAATTGCAGAAGCACCAGACCCTTCACTTCCAAAAATACTGATGCTTGGAGCACCACAATTAGTTGGAGGTCCTACATAACAACCGCCAAGTGGAGATGAAAATCCAGGAATTGCTGCCGCAGCATTAAAGATATCAAATCCACCAACAATTCCAGCGATACCTTCTAATGGATTTCCAGATGATAATGCTGCCGAAGCAATTGAAGATGCTACATTCGCAACATCCATAATTTTTTTTAAATTTGGACCTGGAGAATTTGTAGGACCTTTTCCAATTGTCCAGACATTTACTGGTGCTTGATTGTTTGTTGCCTTTGAATTACAATTTACTAATTCTGAAAGACCACCAATAATATCTGGACTATTTCGAATCGTATCACTTACACTAAATCCAGAGAAGAATTTGAGTATATTTGATATTCCCGAAATTGCAGTTGAAAGACCACTCTCAACTGCACCAATAATATTATTTACTAAAGAACCAGTAACCTGATCCGATACACAAGATACAAAATTTGCAACATTATCAACCATCGAAGTTAGAATATTTTTAATAATATCTCCAAGTCCGTTTATAATACTATTTGTTACGCAAGGTATTGCATCTTGTAATTTCTTAACTGGATCTATCATTGCAGTTTGTGCTGCAACTCCTGCTAAATGTGCAGTAACAGGATTACCAGTTGCTGCTAGAACGGTATTATAAACTGATTCGTATAAAAGTTTAAGTCCCTTGTTCAGAATTGGAGTTAATGCTTTAAATAAACCTCCAACCATTCCTCCAACTAAACCGCTTGTTATCTTTTTGATTTTTTCAGTAACAAGATCAATTTTTTCGGCAATAAGATTTTTAATAAAATCAATTCCATCCGCAATAAAAGTTTTTGCATCTTGAATAAACTTAAGAAGATTATTGATTTCTGTTGATATTTTTTGAATTGTAGATCCAGGTCCTGTAATTGCGTTTATTTGATCACCAATACCCCTAAAGTATGAAATCTCGTTCGAACCAATTTGCGGTGCCTGTGCTGGAGCAACATATCTTGGAGATTTTTGAGCATCTACATTCTGTTCAGACGACTCACCTTTTGGTAATGTTCCATTTGGAGGTTTAATTTTATCAGTATATCCAGTAAAAGGACTAAATGGTCCAGTATAATCTTTAGAAGGAACTTGACTGGTTCTTCCAAATGTTGCTAAAATAACTGGTATTTGCCCATTATCTCCATCTAAAAAGAAACCAAATACAATATCAGAAGGAGAAAGTTTTACATCTGTTGCTTGGTTTGCTGCACCTGACCCTGAAGTTGTGGGAATCAGAACTTGTGCCCAAGGAAGATCTTCATCAGCAAGTTCTACTGTATTGTAAGGATGATACCCCATAATACGAACTTTATATCTATTTCCCCAACCACCACCATTTATTTGAGCACCATGAGCACTTTCTGGTGGAATTTGCCCAATCCACCATCTAAACCCATCTCGTCCTAAAAAGTTACTTTTGAGTAATGATTCGTCTATCATTTAGTATTAGTTCCGTAACGACCGAATGTGTCTCTAATGAGTTTCATCGAAGTATATGATCCTCCAGTATCAAAATGATGACAAAGTTCCTTAATCATATATAGACCACTTTGCTCACTATCAAATTCTTTTCCTTTACTTCCACTAATCTTTGGAAACTGACATTCAATAATATCACCTGCTCTTAAGTTAGTATTTGATGGAACAGTCATACTTAAGGTTTGAGTGAACATAATATTATATCTCATAATTGCTTGAGATTGATAAAATGCAGGATTTGCATTTGAATCATAAGATACATCCTTATCTAAAGTTCCGATATCAAGAATTTGAGTTAAAATTCTTGAGGGAATATCTCCAAGATCTTGATTTGCACCATTTGCAATTTTCGGAAGAACTAAATCCTGCCCCAAATTTTTTGTTTTGGAAACATAATCACTCAATTTAAAAATACCTTGCTGCTCTGGAGTGAAGTTCCAATCTAATGGATTAAAAAACATTCTAAAACTAGAGTATGTTCCTAATCTTAATTTTTCAAGAAGATTTTGATTTCTGCTTGTAGAATATTGTAGAATATTAAAATCATTATCTCTTTCAGCTCCAGATTGATTAACATCAGTAAAAGTATAAGAAAACTTTTGATCATTAAAAGATTTTCTTGGTTCTTGAGTAATCAGTCCGTCAATAGATCTAAAATTAAATCCATCTTGAGTTTGATAAAAGAAATATCCAGCAGTAGCATCTGTTGAACTTTTAGGAACTCCTTTTGATGCTAACCACACAAGAATTGTGAACGGTTTTCTTCGATTACCAATAAAACCATAACTATTTTGAGTTTGATCTATTTGATTTATTTTATCAGTTTTTAAGTATTCAGTAATGATGTCTCTTACTGAAGTATCAATTGTTGAACTGGTTGGATATTTTTTTGGAACTCTTACAGTTTCATTCGTAATTGTTTCTCTTGAAACTAGATTAAGAGTAAAACTTTCTCTTAAAGTATCACTAATAACATTTGTAATACTTGAAACATAAAGATAGTCCTTTGGATCTGTTGCAAAATCTAATCCAGGATTTGTTGAAGAGTTTCCTGCAATTTTTATCGAAACTCTTTCTCCACCACGAAGAGGAAGACCATTATAAACAGACTGAAAGTTTCCATCTGGATTACCTTCGTTGTCTGGAGACTGAACAGTATCTCCAGTATTTGCAATAACTATTTTTGCAGTAATTGTAGGAGAGAATATGTCTTCATAATAATCAATTGATGCTGCACCAAGTTTCAGATCAACCGTTCTTTTTTGATCATTTGATTCTATTGTAAGTTGTTCGTATATTGATTTTTTAGTAGACATTAGGTATATGCTAAATCAAGTAAAAGTTTTTTAGTGATATAACTATTTAATGAGTTTGTTTGTATCGGTATAAATCCCATCGAACCTCCTCCAGAAGGTGGTGCTGAAGGTATCTGAGGAGGTTGCATATTATCAATAATTACAACTTTTTGTCCAACTCTTTGTGGTGTGACTTGACTTGAAAGTTGTTGGCGTCTTTGTGATGGTTGTGCGGCGATTTGTGCTGGTGTTGGTGCAGCAATTTGTGCGGGTTGTCCAGCAACTCCAGTAAGTTGTCTTCCAATTGAAAGTAAATTTAAATATGGGCGAGGATTAATTGGTGTTGCATAAGGACCTCCAGGACGAACTTCGTAATGTAAGTGAATATCAGGAGAACTTCCAGTATTTCCAATTTCACCAATTGTTTGACCATTATATGATTCTCCATTTCTTACCATCATTTTGGCTAAGTGGGCAAATCTGTAGCAAGTTCCATCTGATGTAATAATATCTACAGTATTACCATACCCACCAGCAACTGCTGCAAAAACAACTTTTCCACTTTTTTTAAAAGAAACATAATAACCTCTTGCACCAGAAGTTCCAATATCAATTCCTTCGTGTTTTCTACCTGTTCGTGGTGCTCCAAACTCACCTTTACCCCCACTCAATCCTACTGTTTGTGTTCCCCCAGATGGACCAGAAACATTAATTTCATCCCGAACAGTTGTGCTTATACCTTTTCCTGGTATTGGTGTTATTTGTGCTGGTGCTGCTGGAGTTGCAGCACCAAGAGGAGTATCTTTCGCTTTATACATTATATCTATTTCTTTTTTTGAATATTTGGAATAAGGAGTCCAGGCACCGGGACCTTGAGTCTTTAACAATCCAATAGCCAATAAGTCTTGATTATTTTTATCAAATCTATCCGTATCTTTCAATCCAGCAGATGCTTTTGCGGTTGGAAGAGATCTTGGTACAAATTGATATCTACCTGCTGCGTGTAATTTTCCTTGACTCTGTAATGATATAACTTCACCGATAGTCATATCTGTAAGATTTTTTCCAATCCATTTTTTGGACCCACCAAGACTATCAGCAGCTGTACCTCTGTTCATCGCATTATAATCACCACCACTTTCTGGTTTAGAAATAATATCTAATGCTTGTTTATGAATTGGTTGTAATTTCCCTGCAGTACCAGGAGTACCAGAAGTATCAGTTACTTCAGGTTGTGTAGTATAATCAGTTCCAGTTGGAGCAGCATTTTCTCCACTTACTAATCCTTCACCAAGTGGTGTTGTAAATAATTTTATTCCATCATCAATTTGAATACTCATATCATCAAAGACACTATTCAAATCATCCATCGCAGTTTGAACTCTTTTATTTGAATCCAAGAAATCAAAATTTATTATATTTTGACCAACTGCACCTAAAACTTTACCAAAAGATTGTAGAGATTTTCCAATATTAGTAACAAATCCTCCCAAAATATTCACCAATCTTCCTATCCTAGCCATTAACTCTTGAGCCATACTGATTATTGTAGGCAAATTATTCAATAACCAACCAACCAAAAGAGTTCCCAAGAAGTCCATAATTCTTCCCAAAAATCCTCTTGTGCTATTCGCAAGAGCCAATCCACGATTTTTAATGAATCCACCTATACTAGAGGACTCAATTATATCTTCTTGTCTTCTTCTTCTTACTCTCTCTCTTCTACGATCAAATGATAAACGATCACCAAAAACTAACTTTCTTTTAATTTTGTTTCTATTGACGAGAATACCTGCACTTCGGTTTGCACTTACTTGAGCACGAGTTACAGCAACACCAAGACTTCTTACTCCTGTTGTTATTTGCTGCAGATTAAGAGGAGATGCAATCGCCATTTTATGTTACCACATTATAATGAACTTGAGAATATAATGTATAAAAGTTTTCTGAGTTTGATGATGAGATTGCAGGAACATCATTTGCAGGACCACCAGTTGTGGGAATAGGAGCATTCTGCTGTTGTGAGGATGTTCTAGTCATTATAATATTTGGTGCTGGTTCAGGAAGAGGTGCGGCAAGTTGTTGAGATCTCTGCGTTTGAACCATTGATGTAGAAGAAATCTGTGCTTGTGGTGTGGCGATCTGATCTACTGGAATATTTACTTCACCATAAGCAGGTGGTTGTGAGAAGTCTTGACCTTCATCTTTAAAAGCACTATCTAATTTTCCAGAAGTATCGACACTAAACTGAAAATCACTCACAGAAGGAGTCATAGATACTCCTGGTTTTGCTGCTACTCCTGGTTTTGCTGCTACTCCTGGTTTTGCTGCTACTCCTGGTTTTGCTGCTGCTGGTCTATTTTTTTGCGTTCTTCCAAAAGGAGTGTTATCAAATGCACCAAAATCACGAGCAACATCTAATGCAACAGCGCCCCAACCAAGAATAGGAACTGCAGAAGCTACTGAAAGTGCTGCACCAGGAATATCTCCTTGACTAGCTCTATATCCAGCAATTCCTAAATTCACAAAAGTTGAAATTCCAGGTATTAACCTCCCAAGAAGTCCAGTGCCCTTTCCCGCTGCACCTTTTGCTGCAGCTGTGAGAGGAGCAGCGGCAGCACTAGCAGATGCAGCAGCTGCTTTTGCTCCTCCACTTAAAAGATTTTTACCTGCATTAAATATACCTTTTGCAAGATTTCCAAGTCCCTTAAAAATACCACCAATAACACCACTAACTAAAAACTTACCTAATTTTGCAACAATATTAGTAATGGTTCTTGCAACACTCAAAAATCCATTACGAATTAACGCAAATATCTTAAGTGCAGTCCCAAGAGTGTTGATAACATTATCTTTTATTTCTTCAAGTTTATTCTTCGATCCTTCTGCATTTGCCTGGATTGCTTCTATTCCTTGATTCAGCAACCAACCCAAAAGTAATGATGTAAAAAACTTCATCAATCTGGATAAAACGCCTTCAGTTTTTTGTGCGATTGCCTGAACAGGTGCTGCGATTGTGCTTTGTATTCTTCTTTCAATTACACCTTCTTGTTCATCTCTTACAGACTCTTCAGATAATCTTCTTTCTTGTAATTGTTTTTGGTTTTCTCTTTGTTGCTCTAAACCACTATCCGTAGCAATATAATACGCAATTCTTTCTAATGCAGAACCAATATCTTGCATTTGTTTGGTAAATCCAATCAATTGATTAGAAACCAAAGATAAAGTGACCTGATTAGATGGAGTTAATTGTTGTTGAGTTGTTGCGGGAGTAACTAAAGGAGTTCTCCCTACACCAAAAACACTACCAGAAAAGGTATTTCTTGCAATATTAGTAGTTCTAGCAACAGGAGAAGATCCTATAAGATTAACCATTTATTTTTTGTTTTAAATTTTCTTCTTCAATATATTGCTGAAGTAACGACAGGTAGATTTCCCTTTCCCACGGAATCATATTTTCGAGTTCTGTCAAACTATATTTATGATGTTGAATTAACGAAAAATTCACCTTATAATAAGTTTCCAAATTCTCGTGAGATAGGGCTACGCGAAAAAAGATGATAATCCTTCAAGAACAACATCACTTTCAATACCAGTATTTGGATTTTTAACTTTAATAATATGAGAGAGTTTGGGCATAGTATCGAAGAACTTTTCAATCTCCTTAAATTGATTTGATGTAAGTTGATCCAAAAATTCAACTAATTCTTTTTTGGAGCAATCTGATGCGGACCAACTTTCTTCTTCACTATAAACTTGCTCAATACAAGAAACAATCAAATCAAAAGTATCTTCGACTGTCATCATATTACCGGTAGAAAAATTATTCTTAATAAATTCAGTCAAAGAAGGATACTTCATTCTTAAGATTAAAGTATCATCTAATTTAATATCTCTGGAATGTTTTTCATTTGTCTGAACTTCAATCTCATCCAAATTTATTGCAGCAGGAACTTGTGTTTTATTATCATCAGGGCAAGTAATCAAAACTTCGACAGACTCACCAACCGATTTTCCGCGAATGTTAAGAAACAAATATTCAATATCAAATGTTGCTAGATCATCAATCTTAATTCCTTTGGAAAGAATACAATTAGCAATTACATTCTTAACAGCATTCGCAATTTGTTTGTTGTCCTCACTTTCCATCGCAATAATAAGAATTTTTTCTTCTTTTACTAGAAAAGGTCTATATCTAATTTTCTTTTTTAATGAAGGAATTTCCAACTCATAAGTTGGCGTAGAAATTTTTGGTAAAGCCATAATAACCTATACAGATCAGTATTTTTATTTAGGGTACGATTCGAGTTCCTTCATATGCAATAGGTCCTCCAGTTCCCACTGGTCGAGGATCATCAAGTCTCCCTGTCCCTTGATTTAGATTTCGATTAATTAACTCATCTCTACCAGTTGCTAAACGAATATTATTAAGTGGATTTGCTAAAGGATCTATAAAAGTAGATCTCAAAAGTTCCAAATTATTATTCGCTCCCTGATAAAGAGAGAGACTTGATACTTTTCCGGACACATATCTTTCATACTTAAAAGTTGCACTCGCTTTTAATATACTAGAGTTTTCATAACTAACAGCAATATTACTCATAGAATATGGATATAATCCAAAGAAATTATATTCTATTTCAGCACTATAATCACGATCAAACTTTAAAATTTTAGTTTGATTTGATTTATAAGTGTTTGGATATTGCATTCGGAAAAAATATCCAGAATTATTTTGATTCGCATATGATCCACTTCCAATAAATTCCATCCAGTGTTCTAAAAATTTAACCGTCTTATAATCACGATCAACATAAAACTCTAAATCAATTGGAGTAAATTGGCGAGTATGAGCAAAGTTCTCAACAACACCAGTAAAATTTCCTACAACTTGATTATCTGCATAAGAACTTCCTGGTAAGGATGCAGAATAACATAAAAGTCCAGCGGTTTCTCCAATAAATCTCGAATCAACTCCACGAGAAAGTAAATAGTTTCTCAATTCTCCAGACATTCCATTAAAAATAACCTGGAAATGAGAAGTCTGCGCTAAATTTGTTAATACGGGTTTGAAATCTGATATTCGGCGTAAGGTTGCCAACTCTAAATACCTATTATGATTCTTGTAGTATAAGTATTTAGATGTCTTATAAAGGAAAATTTAAACCTTCTTTTCCAGAGAAATATGATGGAGATCCAACTAATATAGTGTATAGATCTTTGTGGGAACTGAAGTTTCTTCGTTATTGTGATTTGAATGAGAATATTTTAGAATATTCGAGTGAGGAAATTGTTATTCCTTATATGGATCGTTCTACAAATAGAGTAAGAAGATATTTTCCAGATGCTTATATAAAAGTTAAACAACCAGATGGAAATATTAAAAAATATTTAATCGAAATCAAACCTTCTAAACAAACAATTCCACCCCCCAAACCAAAAAGACAAACACGAAGATATATTGCAGAAGCGATGGAGTTTGTTAAAAATCAATCTAAGTGGGAAGCAGCAAGAGAATATTGTAAGGACAGAATGATGGAGTTTAAGATTCTCACAGAACACGATCTTGGAATCAAATAATGCCCAGAAAACCATTAAAATCTACTAGATCCAGAGATACTAAAATTAATAGAGTTCGTGCAATCACAAACTCTTTAGTTGGAAATGAAACTTCAGATGATTTAATGGAGAAAATACTAGAGTCATTAACTATTACAGAAAAATTTCCAACTGTAGGCAAGTTTTATACCTTTGTATATTTTCCAAAAACTTCTGGTATTGAATATGATACTCATCCACTTGTCGGAGTAACAAATATATTTAATTGGGGATTTAAAGGTATTAACTTTCACTGGGGAGAACAAAGGCAATATACTTGGGACGAAGTTGTTGGAGATTTACATTTAGTATATTCTCAAGAACTCAAAGACTTACAGGCAATTCCTTTTAAAAGAATACGAATAAATAGTTAGAAAAAATAGATGTCCGATTTTTCGACTGCATTTACAAATCCACAGATGCAAAGTGCAGCATCTTCATATTTACAAAATGCATCTTTAGCAAATGCATCTTCATCGTTGAGTGGTGCGGGAGCACTTGGAACAAAACCTTCCACACCAAATCCAAAAGCAAATAAAGCAAAAATCTTAAAGTATCCACAAGCAAAGTTGGAACAAGCAGATGATTATATGATGATAAAGGTTATAAGATACACAAGAAAAGGGATTGAGACAGGAGCAAATAACTTTAAAGTTAGAACGGCAACAGAAACTATTCGAAATCAAGACTTTAGAACAATATTACAGACTATTATATTGCCGATGCCTAAAAATCTACCTGCAGATACAAATCAGGTAAATTGGGGAGATGGATCATTAAATTCATTAGAAGCTTATGGTGCAGA